CTTTTAGCCATTGGTCTGGATCTATAAAATTTAGATTCAAAATCGTGGCATCTAGGTTCACCCGTGGAAGACTTGCCATTGTCTATGACCCTAACTCGCTATCGAGTACGGCGTTAGACACCTATAATACCAATTTCACTACAATTATTGATATCTCGGAGACACGAGATTTCACTATTGAAGTGCCTTGGATGCAGTACGATCCGTACCGAGAAGTTGATCACAGTTATGTGGCCAATTATTGGTCTAATGATGGTGCTGCTGTTTCAGGACAAAATGGTGTGTTGGGAGTTCGCGTTCTCAATGAGCTTACCCAGCCAGATGGACTGACTGATATATCAGTCAACATGTTCGTTTCTGCTGGTGAAGATTTTGAGTATGTTAATCCAACTGGAGAAGCTGTCCGGAATATCCGGTTCCAAGCTGCCTCTGGAATAAACATGTTAGCGGCTTCTGATGAAGGGGGAGATACTGAGAAAGACTCGGAGGATCTTCCTGTTCAAACAGAAGATAACTATAAAATAGCTTCTATGCCTGATTTATCTGAACAGAAAGCTATGATCTTCTATGGTGAGAGAGTAGGTTCTCTGCGCCAATTGGTTAAGCGCTACTGCTACGCCAGGACTGAGAAAATCAGAAACTCAACTGGCGGTAGAGGATGGGATACAAAGCGATTTCCCTTGATCACTCCTTACAGATATTTATCTGGAGGAGGCCCCGATGAAATAACCACTGGAGTCTTTGGATATGAGTTTGCAACGACATATGTGCACTTCGTAAGCCAAATGTTCGCTGGTTGGCGCGGGGGTATGCGCTTTAAAATCAATGGCAGTTCTGAAATAGAACATTTTAGGGTACACCGTAGTGCTGGTTTGACCAACTATTACTCGGGCGTGCCTTACTCGGACACAATAGTTGTGGCAGCTTCAACCAGTCAGGAGTTGACTGCTGAAAATGTACAAGTCGCCTCGATCAATTCGGGGATGGCTAGTTCTACCTACAACGCTCGTTGTCTCGAGTTTGAGGTTCCGTATGCTACACCATGTAGATTCTCAACAACTAAACGTAATGAGAACACCTATGCTGATTTTTACCCCAGTGGGGGTACATTTGAATTGGTGAGCTTCACTGATAACAACATGAACTTGGCTTACTACAATGTATATACTGCAGCTAGTGACGACTTTCAAGTTTTTGGTTGCATCGGTGCTCCGGTATTTTACAAACCTTAGCTCTGCCTGGAGTTTAAACAGGCCTGACTTAAATGTGCGGTGGATTGCACAGCTCAGACGGG